TCACCAACAGAAAGTTCATCAAAAGTTTCAACAACCTGATATTGAGTACCACTTCTTGACTTTACACCAGATTCATTAGTGTTAATAACATCCTGTTCGATTGGTTGCGTGGTAGTTTGTTGGACCCATGCAGCAGGTCCACCACTGCCACCATTAATCCATCCACCACGACCAAATGTATGACTAGAAGTAGTTGCACTTTGTTGAGTAGTAGATTCTGTGGAGGTTGTTCCCGACCAATTTGTTTCCCAAGAATTCCATATTTCTGAAGCAAATCCAGTCTCAGGATCAACACCATACTTTTCTTCAGCCTCAGACATAATCTGAGAATAATTACCAATAGTATCAATCGTTCTTGCTTCCATTCTATTTTGGGTAACCCAATTATCTGAAGCAGGTGTTAATACTAGAGTCCCTTGCCAGAAACTAATTAAGAAGGGAGTTACACTCTCAGTTCTAGTTGCAAGGGATTGCTTAATAAATTCAATATCTGAGTAATCTAGACTCAATATATCATTCTGTTTTCTAACATTTGTCCCTTCTATGTTTGAATTTCTTTCATCTACTGTTGAATCAACATCAACAACTGGACCAGTTTTTAATGTAAATGAATTAGTACTATGCCTTGGTCTAAGAATCTGATTTGTTTGGTCAATACTATTTTTTCTACTCAATCTGTAATCTTGCGTAGCAAAAGATGTAAAATTATCTACAAAGAATCCAGATTTAAATCTATTCAGTCCATTGTCATCGGAAATAAATTGATTTGCTGTAGATGATTCCAGCATAGAAAGTTGAGTGTAATACTCTAAATTTCTAATCCTATCTTCTAATTTCTTGATATCTTTCATTTGATATCTCTTGTACTTCAAGAATCTAATAGATGATTGCTGTACGTTATGGAGATATGGTGGATATTGAATTTCTGCAATTTCAATAGCATTATCTGGAGATTCTGGTTTTGATCTCTTCGGATCATCTGAAGGAGTTCCAAACTTCATTTGGAATTTACCATCTTTATGCAAATATAATCTATCAATTCTTCCTTGATAGTATGCGTAGTCTAAGAAAATAGTTTCATTAGATGCTAAAATATTAGGAACAGAATTTCCTACAGTATTAAATACTCTACCAAGAAACTCCAAAGGAGATCTAGAACCTTCTGCTACGGTATACTCACTAACTCTAGGACGTAAATCAATGATATCAGTATTCAATATACCGTTAATAGCTTTAACTTCTGTTGAGTAATTAAAATCATTGTACGATTCTACGGTAACAATATCTCCAGTATCTGAAGAATCGAACGAAGCACTTTTATAATATATTTTTATTTTATTTTTTGGAGATTCCGAATCAGTTTTTCTTGTTAAGAATCCATAATTATAAATTGTATTTCTTTGTCCCGATCCAAATGTATAATTTGAAGAAATATTAAATGAAGTGGTATTTAAACTAGCAACCCCTCCAGAAACAGATGACTCTTGGAAAGTTACAGTTTCTCCTTCAATAAATTTAAAATTATTTTTGGGGAGGTATCTCAGAATTGAAGTATCTTTAACTTCCGCAAATACTGCAACGGCACCACTTGTTTGTCCAACAATTAATTCACCAATGATCATATCTCCAGTTGTGGCACTAGGACCATTTAACTGGGTCACAGTCATTTCTGGTGCGCCAAAATTAGCATCCGTTAAATTTACATCGGATGTTTCATATATTGAGTGAATTTGTATAACATCAGGAACATTTAAAGAAATTATATTATCCTGAAGTCTTGTTCCAAAAGGATATTGTCCATATGATAATCCATCATTTATAGTTGTTGAACCAATTCCAGATGCTGGATTTATAGATTTGTCAACTACTAATGTTTTAACTCTATTTTTAATTTTTTTCTTAGCTTTTACAGTAGATTTTCTTACTGTAGTTATGAGTTGACAATCTTCATCATTAAGTCCAAGACCTCTAATTTGAAGTTCTCTTAAATCTGCAGAGAATGAAAATCTATCGGATGAAAGTGACTCGGTTATTCCATTAGATCTGATAAGAGAATATCTTTCGTCAGAATATGGGAGGTAAATTTCTCCTTCTGGTAAAGTGATTCTTGTAAGACTTGTAGAATCTAATCTATTATCTGCAATAGTTACCAAGTATGCTTTTCTAATTACTATTTCCCCATCAGTTAAATCAATAGTAGCAATATTATTTTTTGGTAATTCCGTGTAGAATGTATCATCGGAAGATGAATCTAATTGAGTATTAACAACTTTGAGATCAGATGCTGAAAAATCTGATGTTGGAAGTTTTCCATTAGCAACTCCAAGGACAGTGGTTACACCAACTACTGTTACTTCAGACGTAGTAACTCCTACAACTCTTGATAGAATTGGATCTTCAGATACACTAAGATCCGAATATTCAATCAAATTATTAATTTTTACATTTCCCGGAAATAATTTATTGGTGCTGGAAATAGTACTAACTCCACTTAGAGCAGTAACTGACGCAACACCTACGACTAATGATGGAGATTGGACAACATTTGCACTAAATGTATTAATTCCAACTGCATTGTCCCCATTAGGTCCATTTGCAATTCCAGTATCTGAATAAACTGATTTTACATCTGAAATTTTATGAGAAGTTACATCTACTATTGATCTATTAATAGTAGATGTTTGAGTAGAAATTCCACTTCTAAAAATTAAAGTCTCATTTTTAATAAATTCTCCTTTTTGATCATACACTGTTAATGCAATTCCGGCACTAACAGGACTTCTTAAAAATGCAGTTGCTCCACTACTACTACCTTCAACATGTGAAGGAATTGATAAATCTATAGTATGATTAACTGTAATATTAGTAAATGGTTGTAGGTCATACATTGACATTCCCCACTCATTATCTTGTGGGAATGACGTGTTATATGATCCAGATTCTAATCTAAAATCAAATACTCTTGCAAAACCAATTTCATTTCCTGGAGCTGCTTCTGAATTTACTCCAACTCTCTGATCTCTTAAACTTAAGATAAAAGTATTACCTACACCAACTGTTGGAGATCTATAAACACTATTGAGTTTTAATGTTGGACCAGTATTATATGGAAAAAATTCATTCTCAATAGTTCTTGTAACTCTTGGTTTTGGTACGTCAATAAAAGTTGGACTTATTGTTTCAATTTCATATCCTTTTACATACGCTTTACCGGGAGATATTCTACAAACCGATAAATCTGGACTAGGAGTTGATCCTCCTGCAGTAAATTGACCTTCTTCATATAAACCTTGATTTCCTAAATTATTGTTTAGGGAATTTACAATAGATACATTAAATGGTTTTACAATATAATGTCCACTCTCATCATATGTTCTTCTTGCTAAAACATCAGAAAGGTCGTCATAAAATACTGCTCCATCACCTCTTGCACTTCCTCTCCTTGTTGGCGTTTGAAGAACACCATCAATAACAGTTCCTAAGAGAATGAAGTTGTCATCATTAAAATCGTCAAGAGATTTTTTAAATAAACTTGCAGTAATTTTAAGTCTATCCGCACCAGGGGCTCCATAATTATTAAATCCTTGAGAATTATCATTTAATGATTCATCAGAATTTGAATTTACAATCTCTTCGGCAATAAACAGACCAATTCTATAATTGGGTTTATTTGAATACTGATCTAATATTATTGATTCTTTATTTACATTTACAAAATATCCACGAATAAAATATACTCCATTTTCAATTTGGAATACCGATCCAGTTGAAGTTGCATTTGATGCTAAAGTATTTGCAAATGGAGCTCCAACTGAAATAGTAGAATTTCCTAATAATCCAGAAGTTATAATTTGATTACATGTTAAAGACTCACCATTGGAAAATGTTTGAGTAGTATTATCAACCTTAGAAGAACCTGCATAAGAAACATAAAGAGTTGCAGTACCTCTCTCAGAATCAGCTGCTGGCAATACACTGTCAACTACTGCAGTAACACCAGACGTTTGTCCAGTAATTGTTGTACCAACTAACTGATCTGCATATGCTTCGACAGGGACTCCCTGAAACGTATTTGCAAGTTGAACGGAGTAATAAAGTTGAGAATACCCAGTATTACCTGGAATTACTTTAGCACCCTCCTTAAAAAAATGCTGACCAAACTTTTCTACTTGATTCTGCAGAATTGACTGTAGAGTTGTTAACTCTCTTGCCTGGACAGGATATCCAGGTTTAAAAAGCACCTTGTGGTAATCGTTCGTTGCATCAAAATCGTCAAAATATGGTGCTACGTTAAGGTTCGTCTGCTGTGGCATAATTCTTTAGAACTGCAAGATAACTTTTATGTCTTCTTTTTGGTTTGACGATCTTGTTATAGAAGGTCTATTATCTACGTATATAATATTTCCAGAATGCTGTTTTACTTCTGGAGAAGCAACACCACTACTAAAATCCATTCCAAGATAATATGTACGATTATTTATCGTTGTTTTGTTATCGTTAAATGAACTATCAATACTCAACTGTAATCCTGTAGATGGTGTAATTGTAACGGTTCCATCTCCAGTTGGATTACCAGTAAAATTCCTCATGAGGAATCCATAAGTAGGATTGGTAATTCCAATGCCTGCTGTGGTAAATCCAGCAACAGTCCTATCTTGCCAAAGTTTTAAAACTCCAGTATTTTGGTCATAATTTATAACTCTACCTACTGCAGTGACACCAGTTCCAACTGTTTGACTAACAAAAGAATCTGCTGTAAAAGATGCTTCACTATATCCAACACCCGTCAATTTTAAAGCATTAACCGCACTTGCTTTATCGGTTTCTAAAACCGATCCTCCAGCTGGAGAAAGTGGGTTTTCGACAACCCCAATCCTAGCAAATTGATTTCCTGTGATAAAATCTGGATTTTCATTATCACTTTCAATTCTAGAATACATTAGAACACTATATGCCCCAAGTTCTCTGTAGATGTCAGCACCATGTCCCCCCTGTGGAGAAATGATAACATCAAATGTTGGTCGAGTACTACCTACAGGAACACCACCAGACTCATAATCTAAAGTTCCGAATGTATATCCAGATCCTTGAGATGATACTGTAACCTCATTGATTTTTGAATCTCCGTCAATAGTAACAGTACATTCTGCTCCAGACCCATCTCCTTTGATTGGCACTCTTGTATATGTTACATTTGCTGTCCCTAAACCAACACCGCGATTGGTTATCGTGACAATTTTTATAGAACCATCTACAGCATTTTCTCTAACTAAACTAGTATCGTTACTAGTGCTCCAGTCTGTCGGAACTGGTTGAAAATCTGTAGAGTCAAATTTAGTAATATCTGCAGGTTTAATGGTATAAAGATA